CTCTAAAGCCTAGCGTGCTAGTCTTTAGAGACACAGGAGGATTTATGGCTGACCTAATTACTAGAACTGAGTATAAAAACTATCTAGGAATTACTAGTACAAATAAAGATCAAGAAATTGACTTGCTGATTCCTAAAGTTAGTCAGTTAGTAAAAACCTACTGCCGCAGAAATTTTACTGACTACTATGATGAAAGTAAAACAGAATATTTTGATGGTGGATTTGACAAATTAATACTTAAAGAAACCCCAGTAGTTAATGTTACACAGGTAAGTAAAAGTACTAACTATGGTCAAACTTATACCAATTTAACTAAATATACAGATTGGGTAATAGATGGGGATTCAGTTAGAGCTATAAGTAATGGTGGCTGGTTTCAAGAATATATGCGTGGTTATCGTGTAACCTATACAGCAGGATTTGAAATTGTACCAGATGATTTAAAACTAGCCGTGCTAGATCTTGTAGAATACTACTCAAAGAATAATAGCGCAGTACATGTAAATCGTGACGTTACACCTAATGTTACACAAATACAGTATGTAGCTACTACAAACTTTCCAGCACATATTAAACGTGTGCTTGACCAATATATGGCGGATTATGCGTAATCATGCAACAATTAGATTTAATGGGTCAAGTAGACTATTTAATGTTTGGCATGATGCAGGAATATTATAAGAATAGTAAAGATTTAAATATTCAGCAGGATGCTTTTGCTAAAGAACTAGCCAAAGATATTCGTCTAATATATGATAAGTATATGCCAAATGTGCATGTACTAGATGCTACCAATACTGCTAAATTCATTATTAATGGTATATATTTAGCACCCGAAGAAGTGTTTACTTTTGGTGCTGAGGCTGAAAGAAATAGGGGCTTAATAAAGCAACTTATTGAAAAAAATAAAAAAGTTCTGGTTGATAGTATAGTTACTAAAATTGATGCTCTGCATAAAACCGTGGTTAAAGCATATAACGGCAATCCTGTAGATGCTTTAAATAAGAATATAGAAGATAGGTTGTCAGCCTTCAGTGAGAGATCATTGACACAGCAAGATATTGTTAGGTTTGGCCAAATATTTATGCAAGAGATTAATGGTATATTTGGTAACAATGCACTATTAGGCGTAGCAAATCCAGCAGATTTAGGTATATTTCCACAACCAGATAGATTTATATTTTTTCAACGCAATTTTTTAGCTGGTAAAGACAGAATCAATAAAGAAATTACTTCTGGTCTTAGAGATGGTTTAATACAGTTAACAACAGTTAAAAGTGTTAAGAATAGTGGAATACAGCTTACATTAGCAGCAGGCAAATCAATAACTGGTAAATATGTTAATTTTGGTCACGTAGGTGGTTATGACATAACTTCCGAAAATACAACCAACGTACCAATTACTATTAATACACCCGCTTTAGCAAAAATAGTACTAAACGGAACCAATGCTGGATTAGACTCGCTAAAAGTTACTAGTAGGGATGTTTATAAAGCCAAGGATATATTTCTAAAGAAAACAGGACATATTAAACAATCTATAGATGTTAGTAAACAGTTTTCAGAAAGAACGGGGGTATTGTTTAGATTTGGTATGACCATGACCACAGATATGGACGTTTTTACAAACCAAACAGTCCTTGGTCAAGCAGAAAAGAAACAAGTTGCAGATCGATTCGAATCTTCGGAAATAACTAGGCAGATGTTAGCCGAAAGATTCAAAGATACAGTAATAGGTAAAACACTAGAAAAATTATTACGCAGCAAAAGTTCTCAATCAGCTATTGAATTTATAACAAACTCAATAGTAAATAATATTACTGGTAAAAAACGAACACATAATGAAAATTCTACAAAAAATAAAACTAAGGCAGCAACAATACAATATCAGGTTTTAAAAACTGTAAAAGCTAGTGCTAAAGCTGTACGACAGCCAAAAACTAAAGCCATTACTTCTGTAGTTAATCCTGTAACAAATTTAGCAAATAAAACCGCATCTCAGTCTCGTGATGAACTTTTAACATTAAGAACCATATTAGATAGTCTACTAACCGAGAAAATTAGACAAAATATGGGATCTGGTAATCGTCGAGATATTTTAAATCTTAGAAGTGGTAGATTTGCTGAATCGGTCGAGGTTCCTAAATTAAGTCAAAGCAGACAAGGAACAATTACAGCTTATTATACCTATATGAAAAATCCATATGCTACATTTAGTCAAGGTGGTAGACAACAATATCCTCGTTCCAGAGACCCTAAACTGTTAATTACAAGATCTATTAGAGAGTTAGCAGGTTTAAAAATAGCTAGTAGATTAAGGATGGTGGCAGTATGAGCAAACGAGTACAGATAGTAAAAGCACTAGCTGAAAAATTTAAAATTATTGACGGTACTAGCCCCTATACCACTAACTTGTTTAGCAATAGTTTTCCTAAATTAAAGTTTTGGGATGAAATACAAGATTTTCCCAGTGTATACATACATCCAGGTTCGGAGTATAGAGATTACTTGCCTAATAATTTTACTTGGGGATTGTTAGCTGTATGCGTAAAAGCCTATGTTAAAAGTGAAGATAATCCACAAGAGCAATTAGAGGCTCTACTCGATGATTTAGAGCACTGTATAAATGCCAATCGAGTACTGGTTTATGACACTAATAATAATCTTGAAACAACTGAAATATTAGTTCAGTCAATAACAACTGACGAGGGACTACTTAGTCCGTATGGCGTTGGTGAAATAAACCTTGAAGTCAGGTATGCACTTCAATAACGTTCTGGGCATCAGTGCAGATAAATGTCTAGCAAGTATGCCTTACGTTACAACTAAAAAGGAATAACTATGGCAGTTAATTTAATTCGTAATAGTAGAGTATTTTTTACTACTAACGTTAACACAAAAGGTCAAGTACGATTAGGAGCATATAAAGCTACTAGTGGTAGTAGTAATTTCACCAGTAGTAATACCTGGGAGATCCAAGTATTAGAAGGCATGAGTTTTAGCCAAAATACCACAGTTGACACGGTTACATTAAACGAAGCAGGTGCTACTCCTGCTCGCGGACAGCGTAGTTTCAATACTGCGCTAGAACCAGTTGATTTTAGTTTTAGTACGTATTTGCGTCCATATAAAAGTGCGGCAGGTACCGCATTAACACCTACTACTGTAACTGCAGAAGAAAAAGTACTTTGGAATGCTTTTGCAGGAGCAGGAGCACTAGGTGATACTACAGGACGTATAGGTGTACAAAAAGTTGTAGTTTCTACTGTTGGTGCTACCGGTACATTTACTGCAGCAACAACTACAGTAACATTTAGTTCACCAGCTAGTGGTGGCACTGCAGCTACTGGTACAGCAATCATTGATAGCGCCGGTATAGTAACCGGTGTAACAATTACAAGCCCAGGCAGTTATTTGCCGACTGATACAGTTACTTGTACAATTGCAGATAGTGATGCTGGTGTAGAAACTACAGGTACAGTTACAGTAGATCAGCTAGGCAGTACCACTTTAGGTGGTGGTTGGAATGAAGGCTGGGATAATGGAACTGTTAGCGCACCGGCAAAAGTACTATTAGAGAACAGTAATAAACATCAATTACAAGCTTTTGGATTAATTATTGTTTTTGATGATTTAACATATGTAATTGACAATTGTGCCTTAGATAGCGCTACTATTGATTTTGGTATAGATGCTATTGCTAGTATTCAATGGGCTGGAAAAGGTAGCGCAATTAGACAAGTTACATTAGCTGCAAGTACTGCAAATCCAGTAGTATTAAGCGGAGCTGATATTGATAGTTCTACTGCCCAACAAGCAACAGCTAAAAATACGGCTGCAAAATATATTACTAACAAACTAAGCACACTACAAGTAAATAATACAATTAATGATTTTACTGACAGTGACTATGTTGTACCAATTACAGGCGGTAATATTACACTTTCCAATAATTTAACCTACTTAACACCAGCTAATTTAGGTACAGTTAATTTACCAATTACATATTTTACTGGTACACGTAGTATTACTGGAACATTAACGGCATATTTACGTAGCGGTACAGCAAACACAGCCGGATTATTAGACAGTTTACTTACTGGTGCTGCTACTGAAATTAATCCAGATTTTGCAATTAATATTCAGTTAGGTGGCGGATCAAATTCTACTAGGGTTGATTTTAAAATCCCTGCAGCAATGGTTCAAATACCTACAGTTAATACAGAACAGGTTATTTCAACAACAATTACGTTTACTGGCCAAGGTTGGAGCGGCGCCACTGGAACTAATAAGTTCAGTATTGACGAAGCAAATGAAATCAGTATCAATTATTACGCTACAGCAGCTTAAGTAATATTATAAAAGGTGCTAGAAATTTCTAGCACCTAGTTTTATAAACAAGGAAATTTTAACACTATGCAGCAGGGCCTCAGTCTTAAATCACTACTAGTACCTACTAAAACAATTGAAATAGATTATCCTGGTATGCCAGGATTTAAGATCAAACTTGGTTTTTTAAGTAGAGAAATACTATTAAACATTCGTAAAAAGTCAAACAAAGTTACTGTTAAAAATAGACAGACTCAAGAAGAGTTTGACGATGACTTATTTATTCAGCTATATACTGATAACGCTATTAAAGGTTGGAGCGGTCTTAAACTACGTTATTTAGAGCAATTAGCTCCTGTAGATTTAAGTGGGCAAGATTTAGATAGTGAATTAGAATATACACAAGAAAACGCATTATATTTAATGCGAAATTCTACTAATTTTGATAGTTTCGTTAGTGATACGGTTAGTGACTTGGGAAACTTTTCCAAGACCAATTAAAGATATTGCAAAGTCAGCTAAATAGTTATTTTCAAAATCTTGAAGTTGGTATGACCAAAGAAAAATATTTTGAAATGTGTAGAGACTTAAGTGCAGAACCTATAGAAGCTGAGATACCTGTTGAATTAGATGATTTTTATATAGAAGTACAAGAGCTGTTTGAGATATACAGAATTTTACAAGACCGTTGGGATTCAATGAACGG